CGCGGCGGCGGCTTCCTTGCGCGCCTTGTCGGCCTGCCATTTGCGCATCAGGAAAAAAGCCGTCGCGGCGGCGGCGGCGGCGAGAAGGAGGTCTTGGGTTTTCATGCGGCGAGGGTTCCCCCGTTGGATTGGTAGACGGTGCCGGCGCGGCTGGCGGTGATGACGGGTTGACCGTAGGGGCTGCCAGGCATGGAAGCCCACTCATAGGCGATTTTTGGCAGCGCGACGGACAGGCGGCCGGCCAGAACATCATCCAGCGCGCCACGGGCGGCGATGCGGGCGACTGCAAACCGATCCTGCGAGGCCGGCGAGAAGTCGACCAGGCCGACAATGCGCGCGGTTTCGTCCCAGCTCGAGGCGAGCGCCTGGTATGCACCGGCGGCGGTCGAGCACAGGCGGCGGCCGGCGTAGGTCTTGCACACGGTTTTGCGCGGGTGGTCTGCATAGCCGTTGACCAGCTCGCCGCCGAAGATGCGCCGGTACCCGTCCGGGTCGGCGGTGCCCTCGCCGGTGCGGATCACGCGCAGCACGGCCTGCATGTTGCGACTGGCGAGGATGGCCCGGAAGTCTAGGCCGTGCATGGCAGAAAGTCGAAGGTAGGCTTTCACGTTGTCGAAGGTTTCAAGGGTGAGCGAGGCGGCCGGCTTGCTGGTCAGCGCCCAGGCGGCGAGGCCTGCAGCTGCTCCCCATAGCGCGGCGCGGTTCATTCAACGGTGAGCCCCAGCGCCTTGCATATCTCGGCGATGGTGCCGTCGGTCAGGAAAGCGGCCTGCGCGGGAAAGGCGGCGCGGATCTCGTCGGCGGTGATGTAGCGCGCGTCGGTCGGCCGGTTGTTTATCCAAGTCTGGATCGCGGTCTTGTTGGCGGCCACATAGGCTGCGATAGGGTCAACGAATTTCGGGTTTGCGATCTTCATCACACGGGCACCTCGTACCACTGGAAAGCGGCGATCAGGCTCACGTTAACCGTATCTAGCCACATTTCCACTGCGTTTCCAGGTGGTATAACGATAGGCTCAAGAAAGCCGATTTCCTTTGAATGGTTAACCACCGATATCTTGTCGATCAGCAACGAAGGCAGGAGAAGCGCAGACGCGGTGTTTAGCTTCCGGCCTTCGACCACAGTCCCGGCGCCGCCTATTTTCTTGGACACCCCTGTCCCGTTTGATGTACCAATTGCCGCGCTTGAACCCACAACAGAAAGCAGCGCGGTCGCGGAAACTGCCGCCGATAATTTCGACAACACCACATTTACACCACTGTCTGCCGGGTTGTAGAGCTGGGCGACGGAGTATTGACCGGCGACGGCGCCGATGCCAACTGACGCACCAAAGGCCTCATTTGCCATAACGCGCGACAATTCGCCGTTGACTACCTGAACGGTGCCGGTTACTTGCGTAATTGAACGAAGATCAACAGCGCCGCGCGCTATGCACACTTTCACCGTCTGAGCGGTCGCACTGTAGATTTCCACCCCGTCGAAGGCTTCGGCGTCGTTCAACGGGCCTACGCTGAAGCCGAGCGGGACTGCTTCCGCATCGCCAAAGATCGAGTGCGCGCGCATGATCGAAACATCTACGGCGGCCGATGCTTCCATCAGCTGAAAAAACGTCCCTGGCACATGAATTCTCAAAGTCTCGCCGGCGCCTATGGCGTAATCCTTGACGCTGATCGAAAACCTGCTCATGCCCTGCCCCTTTTCATCATCATGGCGGCGCCGACAATGACCAGCCCGCCCACAATCCACTTGACCAGCTCGGCGAGCTTGTCGGATTCATCCTGCACGGCCTTTGCGGCGACGTTGGCCGTAAGCGCCGACGACTCCGCGACTATCTCGCCGGCAATGCCCATCGAATCCTTGAGCGCGGCCTTGGCGAAGTCGTAGGCCTGCCCGCCAGAAGCCGAAGCGAAGCCGAACGCCTCACGGATGGCGCCGCCGTCGAGAATGTTTGTGGTTGAGGTGTTGTGGTGTCCGTCTATGCTGGCAGACGCAGCAGCGCCGGATACCTCGGAGAAGTTTGTCCCGGTGCTCTTGGTGTTGCTGAGCTGGGTGGTGCTGCTTTTCTTGTTGAATGCGCCGAAGCTCATTATTTACCCCTGCGGCGAGGAATCAGCAGCAGCGCGGCGGCGACGGCGGCGACGGCCCACACCCAGGGCGGAACGGCCGCACCGGTGGTGTGCTTGCCGCTGCCCATGCTGCCGAAGGTGACGCCGCCGCCCAGGTTGGCGGTGGCGCCGGAGGTCGCCTGCCCCGAGTCGTTGACGCTGATAGGGAACATATCAGCGCACCAGGCGAAGCAGCACGACGACGCCCAGGACAGCGCCGCCGATCAGCAGCCAGCCAGGCACGGCCGGCGCGGGCTTTTGCTGCGCCTGCACCGCGTCGTATTGCTGGTACTCAAGATCATTGGCGCGGCTTTTCTCATAGGTGCCGTACACCTGGGCGATGCCGCCCAGGAATTGGGTTCCCTGGTCGAGCCAGGAGGATTCGCCAGCCATAGTCGGCCCCTTCCCTTAGATCAGCGCCGGGTGGGTGTGAACGTCGGCGAAGGCATAAACGGTATCGCCAGCGCTGGTGGTCAGAAGCACCTGGAAGTTAAACGGGCGGCCGTCCTGGTCGACGGTCGACTCGGCTTCGGATTGGTTGCCGTCGAGGATGCGGTCGACCACATACAGGCCGGACTGAGCGACGCGGCCGAAGTCGGCGGCGATGGCGTCGACCAGCGCGTCGGGCAGGTCTTCCCACTTGATGACGCCCTGTTTTTTCAGCTCGATGGCCGAAAGGTTGGTGTGGAAGAAAGCGAGCTTGCGCAGCCGGGCGCCGGCCTGCGAACCCAGGCCCAGGCCGACGGCCTTACGGCTGACGGCGCCCGACTCGGTGATTACGGTGCGGATCAGCGCGCGAACCATCGCGGCCTCGGCGGGGGAGTAGCCCACGCCCATCGCCATTTTCGGATCGCCGACGATGGCATAGCATTCCAGCGTCGGCGAGGTGGCGGCGCCGATGGTCACTTCGATTTCGAGCGGGCCGGCGTGGAGCGACAGATCGAGGTCGCCCAGGTGCTGGCCGCGGATGGTGCGCGCCGAAGGGTCTCCGAACCAATGAAAGACGTAGCCGGTCGAGTCGGCGAAGCCGTCATAATCGTTGGCGTCCTGCAGCTGGGTGCCGGTGATGTCGTTCAGGAAATTCTTGCCGCCGGCGCCGATGCGAATTCGCGTCATGTGCGCCTTGGTGAAGGTGCCGCCCTGCTTGAAGATGATTCCATGAACGGAACGGCCGCGCAGCTGGTCGGTCGCCATGGCGGCGACGGAGTTGGCAGCGACAGCGGGGAAGGGGTTGAGCTTGACGATATCCATGTGAGCGCCCCCGATCAGAACAGGCGGTCTTTGGTCAGGGCTTTCTGCACAACGTCTTGCGCGCCCGGAATGCGGTTCAGCAGGGCGATGATGCCCAGAACGGTCGCGGTCACGATGACGGCGCTTTTGACTTTGTTCAGCATGTGGATTTCTCCTGGTAATGGGTTGGTTTGAACGACGGCCCCATATCACCAGAAACGACGAAGGGCGCCGAATTCAGCGCCCTAGCGTGCCCACCCTTGGAAATGTCAGAACTTCAGCTTGCCGGCGGAAAATTTTCCTGTTGTGTTGTCTTTTTCGATCCATTCGAGCGGCTGAAGGTCATCGATAGACAGCGTGAGCGGTGCCCCTTTGACACGCTCGCTACGAATCCCCATCGCCTTGCGAACTGCATTCACGTCCTCTGGGTAGGCCAGGCGGCCGGTGCGAATCCTGGTGCAATTGCCTAGAAAATCCTTGTCGATCGACGCCGGCCGCTGGCTCAGTCCGTAGACGGTCAGCCCCTTGTGGCGGCCGGTCAGGCATACGCGCGCCCAGCCGACAGGCGCCCGGCTCGGCGTGGTCACAAAGCGCAATTCCTCTACTACCAGCGTCAGGTTTCCGGCGGCGAGCGCGGCGCGGCAGATCAGATCGAACTGGAGCGCGCGCACCTTGTCGTCTGAGCTGGGGCGGAACACTACGCGGAACTTCTTTGAACGCAGCGCGGCGAGCACTTCGTCGACCCTTCCGGTGGTGGCGCCTTCGTACTCGCTCAGCGGATCCCAAATCAAAAGCCGGGGATGGCACCGGCTGATTTCCCGCTTTACGAAGGTCGACTTCCCGGAGCCGGAAGCCCCAAGGACGGCCATGATTGCGGCCTTGTTTTCGACGGCCATCAGCCGCCCTCGCCCAGGCGGAACGTCCCGGCCGGTTCCTGCTCCTGGTGCTGATCGGGCTTGTCGGCGTCGGGCTTCTTGCGGCGCGCGGCCATGTCGGCTTTCACGCCTTGCGCGGTGGCGATGGCGACGGGCAGCGCGACGGCGGCCAGGGTGATCTCGGCGCCCCAGCGGTCGAACATGCCGCCGACGGAAACCTCGTATTTCACCAGCACAGGCGCGGCGGCCTCCCCGAGCTTGCGGCAGGTCTGCTCGGTGTAGATGCCGGGCAGGCACGGGAACAGCGGCGAGAGGATGCCGGCGACGACGGACAGCAACGCGGCGACTTCGGCGGCCGGATCGACGGGCGGAGCTTCAGGTGCGGCGGCCGGCAGGTCGGCGCCGGCCTCGGCCATGTTGTCGACGGCGGCGGCGGCGGCGGCGAGCTGGTCGAGCTCGTTGATTTCGTCGGTCATGTCAGAACCCCCCCAGGCCGAAAACGCCGGCCGGCTTCGCCTTGGGTGCTGCGGGTGCGGCAGGCTTGGCGGCGGGTGCCGGCTGCGGCTCGGGTGCCTTGTCCGGTGCCGGCGCTGTTGCGCCAATTTTCGCCATGATCATGCGCTCGGCCTCGGTGCCATCCTTGGCGTACACCTGGAGGTCGCAATGCTGGCAGAAGGTAGACAGGGCGCCGCCCTCGGTCTTTCTCCATACCACCTCACGGCCACAGCAGAAACAGGCGCCGGCGCCGGCCTTGGTCTTTGGTCTTGCCGGCCTCATTGCGCCGAACCCTCGATCACGCGCTGCTCCAGATCGTTCAAGCGCGCCTCTTGCTGCTCGAGCAGCTCCACGGCGCATTGCATCAGCTCGGCGCCTGCTTCGATCTTGGCGAACACCGGCGCCTTTTGCAGCGACGCCATGCGGATTTTCAATTCCTCGATTTTGCTCACTTCCAACCCCTCCCTAAGAAACCTTGCAGCGGCGAGCCAGATCGACCAGCCAGGCGGCCAGCGCCGGCGGCGTGTGCTCGCGCTCTGCCGTCCTCAATGCCGGCCGCCATCCCGGCATCCCTTTCCTGAAACAAGCTCGCGGACTAACCAGATATGGCGGGTCCTCGAGCTTGATCGGAAATGCCGGAAGATCGCGCGGCCTCGTCCCGATGATGTAAAGCTTCGTAGCCTTCTCGGCGCGGTGCCCGAACCAGTCCTGGTCGATCGGCAGCGTGAAACCGCCGAAGTCGTCGATCGCACCAGGTGCCGGAAGATCTGCAGCAGGCCATAGGGAAGAAGTCAGAGGATGCTCGAGCACACCGCCGAAGCGGCGCACGCGATCGACGGCAAGCAAAGCCAGTTCCTTTTCCCCTGGCGCCGGCTTTGAGAAGTGCCGAAGTGACCCCCATGCCCGGCACGGCGGGTGAGCGATGACAGGCGCGCCGCCCTGCCACTTGCGCGCATCCCTCGCTTCGTCCCACACGTCGCAGCCCGGAAGCGTCTTGTAGACGGAATCCGCGCGAGCGAACAGAACCGCCACCTCACGCATGGCCGTAAATCTCCATGATTCCCGGCGCGAAATGCCGGCGTTGCCTAAGGGCGCCGCCATACCGGGCCGGCGTCGTTTTCAGCCAGTCGATCCACTCGCGCAGATCGGCGTCGGCCGTGTCGGGGTTGGTCAGGCAGGTTGCCGCGTAGTCGAGCAGATCGGGCACGGCGCCGCGCTTGATGACTTCGGCGTAATCATCGACGCTCAGGCTGCCGGCGCTTTCCTCGTCCGGCATGGGCGTGTCCATGGCGGCGAGCACTTCGTCGGAGAGCTCGCCGGCGCCCAGCTTGATTTTGAGCTTGGGCGAGTAGGACAACATGCGCTTGCCGATGAACGCCTCGGAGAATTCGCGGAACAGCGCGGCCGCCTGGTGGTCTCCGGTCTTGGCGAACTGCAGCAGCTTGAACGGGGTATAGCGGTCGCCCCGCTTGCCGAGCTTTGCGTGGCTCTTGGTCAGCTCGCCGGAGAGACCCCAGCCCTCATGCACGGCCTCGCGGCCATACTTGGCGACGTACTCGGCGGCGTAGGTGCCGTCCCGAATGTCGATGCCGTGTTCGAGCACGTCGAGCCGCTGGTCGTCGGTGACCAATCCGGCCTTCTTCAAGCTCTTGAACCATTGCACGCGGATCGTGCTCTCGGGGTCGTCGGCCTTGACGCGATGATCGAGCAGCGCCACCAGATCGCCGGTTGCATAGGTCAGATCGTGGGTGTGGGGGTGCCAGCCGTTGGCCTCGCCCCAGGTCACCTCAAGCGAACGGATCGAGCCGGCGCGGCCGGCCAGGCGGGCAACGGCCTTGTAGGTCGCCGAGTTCTTCCAGTGGGTCAAGGCCTTCTGGAACGCCGGCAGCAGCTCGGCGATTTCCTGCCCCTTGCCGTGCGGCGTGGTCAGGGTTACCAGGTAGGCCGACAGCCCAAGCGACTTGGCGCGCGCCATACCCTCCATTAGCTCGGCGCGGCGGGCCTCGGTGATTTTCGCGGCGCATACCGGGCAGCTCCACACGCTGCCACAGGTGCCGACGCCGGCCAGGCGGGCGCCGCTGCCGTCGGTGCGGCGCTTGACGACGACTGCCTCACCCTGGACGGTGCGACAACACCAGCAGGTGCGATGCTGCTTTTCGGCGCCCTTCCTGAAAAGCAGACTTTGCGCGGTGCGTTGCAGCTCAAAGTTTAGGCGCGTCGCATTCGAAAGCCCTTGTTTTTTCTCGCGATTTATCGATTTCGCAGTAGTACCAAGATAAGGACGCGCGTTTCCTGCGGTAGCGGCTGCGGCAGAGTGCATCATCACGCTGCGGCCCTCATGGAAGGCTCGGAAAGGCCCGTGGCGGCCTTCAAAGCGGCGTGACCATCCCGGAGTACCCGCGAGAGGAATTGAACGTCCCAGGCGAGTTCTGACGCGATTTCGGCGGGGAGGTATTCCCAGGTGAGGAAAGGGACTTCTCCGGCGTCAAGATCGACGGCGCGGCGGCCGGCGTAGCGGCAGCGCATGAACATGAGGGCACGGGTACCGGGGGTGGCGGCGTCCCATGAGGCGCGCGCCAGGCGGATCGACTGCGGATCAGGGGCACTCACGGGTACGCCCTCCCCCATGCAATCCCGGCAAGCAAGCGCAGGTCATCGGCCAAAGCCCAGAAGCCGAGCGCGCCGGCCGTCATTGCGGAATGGTCGAGGCCTAGAGCGCAGTCCCTCCAATGGTCGCGGGTATCTAGCCTCGTATACGCCACCCAGCCGATGACAATTTGACGGCACAGCTCAGGCATCATCTCAAGTTCAGCCGGGGCACTCATACCCACCCCCACACGCCGGCCATGTAGCCCAGCGAGAAGAAGCCGGCGGCCAGGATCGAGCAGAAAAGCCAAGCGGCAACAGCGCCCGACGGCGCCCCTTCTTCCATTGCGATGCAGCGCCCGTGGCGCCAGTTCACACAGCCGATTTTGTTTGAGGTCATGGTCAACGGCCCTCCATTTGGTGCCGCCCTTCAATGCTCGCGGCCCTATCCGGGGCCGTTGACGAGGGCGGAAGAGTTTTGCGAGCCGGGCGGCGTTGCGTTTCCCTGTCAACTGGCCCTGATACTAGGATCGAATCGGCGATCCGTCAACAAGGCTCGATACGTTGCGCACCTGTTGAACGTCAACTATGTTGTATCCACGTTGACACGACACTAGAGAGGGCGCGCTATGAATCGAACGATGGAACTGCTGGAAGCCGTGAAAAAGCGTCAGGGAATCAGCTCTGACTATGCACTCGCCGGGTTCATGGGCGTCACCCGTGCGCAGATCAGCAAATACCGCTGCGACAGGGAAAGCCTGTCAGATGAAAAGGCCCTATGGGTGGCTGACCTGCTCGGCCTTGATGCCGGCTATGTGCTGGCGATGATGAATGCCGAACGCGCAGACCGTGCGCAGAACACGGCAGCGGCCACGGCATGGGAAAAGGTCGTTGATCGCCTAAAGACGCTCGGCCCCGTCGCGCTGTTGTTTCTAGCTGCGGGGCCGGCCGTTGGGATGGTATCGAGCGGCGCGCGGCTGCTCGGTGAGGCGGTTTGTATATTATGTCAAATCAGGCCGGTACCCAGCCGGCGCACCTGGTGCAACAATCCCGGCGATGCTTTCGCCGCACCTGCTTGACCTATTCGGGGAAATTCCCGTCCTTCAGTCCGATGTGGAAATGTGGCTCGATGTGGTTCCACAGATCCCCCGCACCAGCTGGCGCCGCGAACACTACGCGCGCAGCTGGAACGTGCCCGAGAAGATCCGCCAGGCGAAACGCTCCGGCCGCTGGCCTGAAATAGAAAAGGCCCGCCTGGATCAGCTGGCGGGCCTCGGGTGCTGCGGGTGCCTTACTTCTTCTTTGCCTTGACGACCCGGCCGCCCTTGGCGTAGCGGAAACCCTTTTTGAGGGTTCCGTCGGCCTTCTTGCTGCCGGCCGGTGCGCGTTTCTTGGTTGCCATTTTCTACCCTTTCCGATGCGGCAACATGCCGCGAATGATGACGAACAGCAGGAGCGAGACCCCCGCCACGATTGCGCCGGTCAGAAGCCAATTCTGTGAGACTTCCGGCCCGAACTTGGTAATCACGCGGCCGGCCTGGTCGCGCACGATCAGCTGGCCCTGGATGATGCCCGGGCCGCCCTGCCCCTGGTCGAGGCTGCGGGCGTCGATCAGCTCGATCTCATCCGGCCAGGCGTTGAGCTTGACGAAGACGCGAGCGCCGCGGGCCTGGGCGACGTCGGTTGCGATGCCCTGCAGCTGGGCGAGGTAGTCAGCCACGGTCTGCCTTTCCGGTTGCCCTGGCAATTGCCAGGTGCTGAGACTTAAACCACAGATTTGCGAAGAAGGTCAGCACGCCTACAGACGCGCCGACGATGGCGGCCAGCTCGTTTACCCCAAGGCCACAGACGAAGGCGCTACCACCGCTGAAGTAGGTCAGGATCGAGGCGCGATCTCCCACGGCCACCACTCTCTATCAGATCACGGCCTGAACGATGACGCCCAGGGCGTTGGCGACGGTCGTCCACGGCTCGCCGAACATCGAGCCGACGAAGGCGCCGATCATGCCCCAGGTGGCGCGGCTGTCAAAAACGGCTTTGAGCTTGTCATTCATTTGGCGGCTCCTTTCTTGGGCGGTGCTGGCTTGTCGGCGGCGGCGCGCTCGGCGGCGGCTGCGCGGGCGGCGGTGCGCTTTTCGTTGTCATCGCGGCGGCGCAGGTTGATGCGGTTTCTACGGCTCATGGGATCCCCTCGGGTCAGTCAAAAAAGCTGGTCAGAAATTGCTTGGCGGGACACGAAAACGACGCATCCCAGGTGCGGCCGGCGGCCAGGTCGGAGGCGCATTGGTCGCGGTTCGTTTCCGGCACTCCGACGGCGGTACCGATGCCGACAACGACGCCGGTAGCGGTGCCCTCGGCGAGGCCGACAGCGAGGCGGCCGGCACTCTCGGCAACGGCGCGCGGCTTGAGCATCATGGCGAGAGCGAGGCCGCCGACGATGGCGCCGCCGAGCATCAGAACGCGCGGATCAGACAGGAGCCGGTCAATCATAAAAGCCCCGATCCTGGGCGGCGAGCTGGGCGGCCTGGTCGCTGGAGGCGTTGACGTTGTAGCGCGCGGCGGCGGCTTCCTTGCGCGCCTTGTCGGCCTGCCATTTGCGCATCAGGAAAAAAGCCGTCGCGGCGGCGGCGGCGGCGAGAAGGAGGTCTTGGGTTTTCATGCGGCGAGGGTTCCCCCGTTGG